TATTAATTGGATTTTCATTATAATTAACATTAGTAAAACTGCTAGAAGGATCAATTGATTTTACTAATTCATCTAATCGTATTTCTTCTTGTTTTAAAGATTCATCAGCAAAAATTTTAGTTATATATTGTGTATTTCTTTTTTGTGTCATTCCTTCAACTATTAAAGATGGAATAATAACACATCCTTGTGCTCCGGCAAATACTCCTTCTTGATATTTTAATTCAGTTTCAGAAGAAGTTCTAGCTCTTGTAGTTATAGGCATTGGTTTTGAAATTGATGTTTCTGGAGTTAATGGAGCACCTAATAATTTTCCTGGATTTGAATATCTAGGACTTTTACTTGGAGATATACTACGAGGATTTGTTGGACTTGAAGTCCCTCTAGATGATGAAGATTGTTCATTTCCCATTATTCATTAACAACGGATTTTCTTATAAGAAGAAGTTATTAAATATACAATGGAACAACATTTATTTGTAATTAAGCGTGATGGAACTCGTGTTCCTATTTCATTTGATCAAATTACTGATCGTATTCGTCATCTTTCTAAAAATCTTGAACATGTCAATCCCGATCTTGTAGCGCAAAAAGTATGTAGTCAACTTCAGAATGATATGAAAACTTCTGAACTTGATGATTTTGCTGCTGAAACTGCTGCTATGATGCAATCTCGTTATCATCCTAATTATGGTATGCTTGCTTCTCGTATTTTGATTGATAATCATCATAAAAATACTCCTTCTACATTACTTGAATGTATTGAAACTCTTTATCATGACCAAGAAATTATTAGTGATACTTATCATGATCTTGTTTGTAAATTCAAAGATGAATATGAAAAAATGATTGATTATTCACGTGATTATATGTTTGATTATTTTGGATTCAAAACTTTAGAACGTGCCTATCTTCTAAAGAAATCAGGTAAAGTAATTGAACGTCCTCAACATATGTGGATGCGTGTATCTATTCAACTTCATGGCTCAAATTTCTCTAAAGTTCAAGAAACTTATGATGCTCTTTCACAAGGTTATTTCATTCACGCTACTCCAACTCTATTTAATTCTGGAACTGATCATCCGCAATTATCATCATGCTTTCTTCTAACTATGTCTGAAGATTCAATTAAAGGAATTTATAAAACTCTTGGTGATTGTGCACAAATTTCTAAATGGGCAGGTGGAATTGGTCTAGCAATTCATGATATTCGTGCACGTAAATCTAAAATTCGTGGAACTAATGGTGAATCTACTGGTATTATTCCTATGCTCAAAGTATTTAATGATACAGCTAAATATGTAAATCAAGGTGGTAAACGTAATGGATCATTTGCAATTTATATTGAACCTTGGCATGCAGATATTGAAGATTTCTTGAAGTTACGTCTAAATCAAGGTGCAGAAGAAGATCGTGCTCGTGATTTATTTTATGGTTTATGGATTCCTGATTTGTTTATGAAACGTTTAGAAAATAATGAAGATTGGACTTTAATGTGTCCTGATGAATGTCCTGGATTAGCAAATGTATGGGGACAAGAATTTGAAGATTTGTATACTAAATATGAATCTCAAAATAAAGGTCGTAAAACTTTAAAAGCTTCGAAAATTTGGCAACTTGTTCTTGAATCACAAATTCAAACTGGAACACCTTATCTTTGTTATAAAGATGCCGCTAATTCTAAAAGTAATCAACAACATCTAGGAACTATTAAATCATCAAATCTTTGTACCGAAATTATGGAATATACTGCCCCAGATGAAAGTGCTGTATGTAATCTAGGTTCTCTTGCTCTACCTAAATTTATTGAAGATGGTAAATTTAATTTTGATAAATTGCGTGAATATACACGAATTCTTACTAGAAATCTTGATATTGTTATTGATAAAAATTATTATCCTACACCTGAATGTCAAAAATCTAATTTCAATCATCGTCCTATTGGTATTGGTATTCAAGGTTTGGCAGATGTATTTGCGATGCTAAGACTTCCATGGTCATCAAAACAAGCAGCTAATCTAAATAAAGAAATATTTGAAAATATTTATTACGCTGCTGCATCTGAAAGTATGATTGGAGCTTCTGATGGTGTATGGAGAAATGTTTCTATAGATACTTATCGTTCATTTCATGGATCGCCAATTAGTAAAGGAAAACTTCAATTTGATTTATGGAATGAAACTCCTATGACAACTTATTTAGATTGGGATAATTTACGTAAACTATGCTCTACTGGTATGCGTAATTCTTTATTGATTGCACCTATGCCTACTGCTTCAACTTCACAAATTCTAGGTAATAATGAATGTTTTGAACCTTTCACATCAAATATTTATACTCGTCGTGTATTAGCAGGTGATTTTATGGTCGTAAATAAATATCTTGTTAATGATCTTGTTAAATTAGGATTATGGACAAGTGAAATTAGATCATCAATTATTGCTAATAATGGAAGTATTCAAGATTTACTTGAAATTCCTGGAGAACTTCGCGAGCTATATAAGACAGCATGGGAAATTCCACAAAAAACATTAATTAATATGTCTCGCGATAGAGCACCATTTATTTGTCAATCACAATCACTAAATTTATTTGTTGCCGACCCTTCATTCTCAAAAGTTTCATCAATGCATATGTATGCTTGGAAAAAAGGATTAAAAACTGGATGTTATTATTTAAGAACTAAAGCTGTCGCCACCGCCCAAAAATTTACTATTGAACCTACTTGTCCAATTTCTTGTTTGACGTGCTCGGCATAAAAATTTCTCTTCGTTTAATTATAAAAACAAAATGGTAGAATTATCAACTGCTGGCACTTCTTTTTCTCCTGCGCCTGTAGGTGGTCGTCGTCGTCGTAGTCACCATCATAAATCTGCTAAAAAAGTATCTGCCAAAACTATTCGTAGAACTCTACGCAAACTAGGTATGCGTCCTAAAGGTCGTGTAGTTCTAAGAGGTGGTGCTGAAGGTGAAGCTGCAGCTGTAGCTCCTGAAATGAAAGCTGGTCGTCGTGGTAAAAAAACTGTTAAATTAAGTATGTCTATGCCTCGTGGACTTAAAAGTCTATCACTCCCTAAACTACTCAGATAATTTCTTACCAATTTCAGTAACTAAAGTAAATAGTTTTTCATTAAATCCATAATGACAGCCATTAGGTTCTGCTAACTGTGGAGTTTTTCTTGAAGAACTATTTTTAGTATGAACTAATGAAACAATAACATCTTGTGGAGATAATTCACGACACATATGTTCACGACCTTGAACGAATGTGTTACCTTCAGCAATTTGAATATCATCAAATTTCCTTTCTTCCCAAAACTTTTTAGTGAAACATAGAGTAGCTTCAGAAACTCTTTCGGACATTTGCAAAGTTATAGGAGGAACATTCATAAAAGATATAAATTTAGTTATATCATAACAAGGAATTGTAGTGCAAAAAACACATTCACGCAAAGGTTCTTTTAAGAGCATAGTAATACGAGATAAAATACTATTTTCAGGATAGACATCATCATCATCCATCATACAAATATAATCATACATTGCAGATTGAACACCTAAATTACGCTTTTCACCAATAGTCATAGGTTTATCACATCTAATATATTTAACATTAGGAATACCAATAAGAGTATCTTCAATTGAATCTTCACCATCATCAACAATAATCCATTCTAATTTATCTTCAGGATAAGATTGAATTAAATAACAATAATTTGCTAAAGACATAAATTCTCTACGATCTTTTGTTAATGTAACAATAGAAATATCAGGTAAATCTTCTTCTTTAGGAAGAGTATTTTTCAAAATATATTCAGTAGAAATAAACTTTGAAGGTAAGAAATCATTCATAAAATTTACAAATTTAGAATGAATTTCTTCATATTTATTTCTTGATAATTCTGAAGCTAGTTTTTTAGATTTAAATTCTCTTGAAACATATTCTTTTAGATTTTGTATGATGGAAATTACAGATGTATCACAAATAGTTCCAAGACGATCAGGTAAATTTATAGAATTAGTAATATTTACTCTTAAAGTTGAATCACATGATAATTCTTGAAATGGTTGAATATTAGATAAAAGTAGATTACATCCTGAACTCATAGCTTCATTTACTGCATGACCAAATCCTTCTGCTGCTGATAAACATATGGCTAATCCACATTCATTTAATAATTCATCATATTCTTTATCAGAAAGATGTTTGGATATCAAATTAATTTTATCATTTAAGGATTCAGGACAAAATAAAGTAACATATTCAGGATTATAAGGAATATAAAGTTCAGGAAGTTTTTTATATAATGAAGGTTCTTTTTCTTTAATTTCTGAATAAGCTTTAAAAAGTTGTTTAGGATTTCTAAATATATTTTTACCTACAAGAACAATAGCTTTAGAATAATTTTTCTTTTCAGCAAGAGATTTTGCTATACTAGACCAACAAATATTATGAACTTTAGTTGATGTTCCTTCACAAAGCATTTTAAATATAGTAGTAGCTTCAGAAGTTTTTGTCCAAATTTCATCTATTAATTTACAATAAGGTATCCATGTTTTATAAGTCCATTCTAGATTAGGAATCCATATATTCTTTTGGGCATAAGAAATTAATGAAGGATTCATAACTTCAATAAAAATATTTAATTCTGCTTCTTGACATTGTGGATATTGATAAGGAACTTTAAAGAAATGAACTTTATCACCAAATAAATTAGTAAATATTCCTCTTAATAAAAGAGCATCTTGTGATAATCCTGTATTAGGAGTAAAATTCCCAATTAAATTAATACGCATTTAAGTTATAAAATTCATCTTAGAACTAAATAGAAAACGGATTTAAGAATTTATTAAATATTAATTAGTATGCGAACATATGAAGAAATCATTACAGATCTTCAAAAAGCGTCTACAAAACTTTCAACGTATAGTCCAAAAACTTGGGATAAAGATGTAGATGAATATAATATTATTATGAAAGAACTTACTGAATTTTATTCAGTACATTGTTGTAAATGTTTGAAAAAATATTCTGAATGTAAATGCAAAAACTCTTTATATAAATAGAAAACGAATTACTTTTTATTATTTTTAAGTAATTAACATGCGAACTGAACACGAAATCTTGAAAGATTTGCGCAAATATTCTCAAGAACTTACTTCTTGTAAACGAGAAGATTATCAAGCAGTTCTAGTACAATATAATATTATTTTAAAAGAACTTGATGATTATTATAAAATTTATTGTTCAAATTGTGATAAAGAAAATTCTGAATGTGGTGGTAAATGTGGAAAAGATAAGTTAATGTATGATTCGTCGAGTTAATCTACCTTTGAATGATCTTCTTAAAGTTTTAGGTTTAGATTTAAGATAAGAAACATACTTTTTCCATTCATGATTATCACGAGAAATACAAGAATTATGAAAAACGACTGGTCTATCATTCCACCATTTAACATTTTTATCTTCAGTCCATCTCCAAAATTCTATAGGTTCAATTATTTCTTTTATAGATTCTAAATCAATTTGTTGTACAAGTTTAAATAATTCTTGTTTTTGCTCTATAGATTCAAATCCATAAAATGAAGAAAATAAATCTTTTTTATATTCATTATCATTAATTTCAAATTCTTTACCATTCCATCCAACTTTAGTTATAGGACGGAATGAATCCCATGTAGGTTCTAAAACATATAATTTTCCTCCTAATTTTCCATAAATTCTTCCATGAAATTCTCTTAAATCCATTACTTTTAATTTTGGTTGTAATTAATAATAATATTACGCAATTATAAAAATGGCTCAAATTGCTATTGTTAATCAAAGTAATTTGGTTTCAGATGATGATGGTGATACTATGACTAAAGCTATGAATTTAATTTTACCTCATTTTTGTAAAGATTGGAAATTACCTTTATTTACAGCTATTTATATAGCTAAAAATAAAAATACTAATATATTATGGAAAGTATATTTAAGAGATACAACAGATATTGGTGGAACTTTAGGTTATCATGAACAAGTAAATAATATTTCAATTGGTTATGTTTTTGTTAATGTTATTTTTAGTTATGGTGGTGTTATATTATATTCAAAAGATCCATCAACATTAACAGTAGCACAAACATTATGTCATGAAATATTTGAATTATTAACTGATTCAAATGCAAATTTATGGGCAGATGATGGAGAAGGGGTAACTTTATATGCACATGAATCATGTGATCCTGTACAAAGTAATGTTGTTAAAGTTGTAGTATCTAAAAAAATTACAGTTAATGCAAAACCTTTAAAATTAGTAAATGGGAAATTCCAATCTAGTAAATCATATACTAAAACAATTAATACTGATGTAGGATTAAGTGATTGGGTATTACCTTCATGGTTTGATCCTCAAGAAACTAAAGGTCCATTTAATTATTTAAAAACTTTAAAAAAACCATTTCAAATAGATGATGGTGGATATGTTATTAAACTTAAAGATGGAAATGTAGATTATGAATTCTCATCTACACTAACTGAAAGCGCAAGAACATTTATATTAAGAAAAAGACGTGTTGGTTTAAGACTTAAAAAAACGATTTAAGTTCATTTACATTTGAACCATAAAATTTAACATTTGTAGGATTTGCAATAGGGGAAGCAAATTCTTGTAAATCTTTTAAATAAAATAAATGAAAATCTAATTCTGAATATATTTTTGCTGATGCATATCCAATAACTCTACGATTTAAATCTTCTAAATCTTCAGAAATTGTTGCAGGATTGTTTTTTGCATAAGTTAAATAATAAGATCTCATAATTAATTTTAAATCGGTATCACTTTGTCTATCAATTCTATGCTTTGATCCTGACATTAAAAAAACTTGTTCTTGAATTGCATCTTGTATTTTATTAATATTATCATCTGAAAAATAGACTTGGTTTAAAGGAGTTCTTACATGCATATGTCCAACTAAATCTCTTTGATTTGTATCTCCAAATAAGGATGGAGCATCAGAAAAAGGCATACCACCATTACGAGAACGGAATCCTGCTCCTGAATCCATTATATTAGGTATACGACCACCATGTTGAGGTGGAGGATATTGTTGAGATGTTGATGTTATATTATATTTGTTTTGGATAGGCGGATCTTGTATTTTTTCTAAAACAGACTTGTCCATTTATTATATTTATACTGGAACAACATTTTCTGGCATTTTCATTATTATCCAAATTTCATTAATTCTTTGTTGTTGTTCTGTAGTAGCATTTAATGGAAATTCTTCTTTATATTTTAAAATATATAAGAATGCCATAGTTCCAAAAACGTTTAATTTAATAGTTTGAGTTTGATCAACTGTAGCTTTATATTCATGTTGAAAAAACAATTTTCCAAAAATACCTGCATCTAAGAATACTAAAACTCTTTTAAAGTCATCAATAATTTCTTTTAAAAAATCTCTTTCAAATTTTAAATTCATTATTATTTTAATAGCATAAGTAAATACTTATTCTATTAAACTTAGTAAGAAATACTATCATAGTATTATTAGAATTTATTCTATAAAAATGGGGGGGGGTATTGTATGAAGGCGGCAGAGAAAATCCTCTTAAATAAGAGTATAACAAAATGTCAACAGGTGCGATTTCAGGTGCTACAAATGTTCCTTTAGGAGCCAGTGGTGCGACTGGTGCGGCAAATCTTTTCTATAAAGATACATTCTCTGCGTCGGCAACACAAGAACTTGATATTACAGTACTTGGTGAAACTGCCACGCCTCAAACTCCTGATGAAGTAATTGTGCAATATGTAGATCTTGGCGATCTAAATGGTGTAATGTCTTATACTGGCACTTGGAGTGCTGGTCAAGGTCCTACAGGTGGTGCAGGTGAACAACCTGTACCTCATATAACTGTAGATTTTACTCCTCTTCTAGATCAAGCTGAGCTAGAACATGAAATGGGTGCTTTATTCCGTAAATTATTTGCGGCTGGTGATTCTGGATGTGGTACTGATGATTCTAAACCTCTAATGCGTGATTATTCTGGTGATGCAACATTATGGCCGATCCAAACATATTTCACGAATGCCAGTTTTGATTATCAAGGGAAATCAGGTTTACTAACTGGACTTTCTGCCGCTGTCCTAAACTCTATCCCTGCTGAAGCTGTAACTAAAGTAGAAGTACAAGATTTATCTTGTACGACACTAAACGTTGCAGTAAATGGCAATTTAAATCAAAATAAAAATAAAGAATACCTATCCACTTCAATTGATCTAACAAAAAAGGATGATTATGTTCGTCAACTATTCGAACAAGCTGCTGCGGCAGGTAAGATTGATATTGGTTCACACGGCACGAAATTTGTTGATGGTGATTCTATTACGCTATATGTATTATATACGATGACGAGAACTAAGAAATTCTTACTTGATGAAGTTCAAGGTGAGGGTGAGAGTGGAACCGCCGCTGCATTCAAACCTCTTGGTCTAACTACGGCTATTGTGGATGGAGAAACATTAGAAAGCAACCCGCAATCAGTATTAGTTGCGTGGCAATTTGTAGGTAAAGACACAAAACCCACCTTCCCGTCTCAAGCGCCGCCGGCTTAAATATAATTCTTAAATAATAATAATGCCTAAATCTTTAATTGGAAATAATACAAGAACACTTGTTGATGTTTCTGCTATACAGACACAACAACAAGTTTTCGAATATAATAAAATAAATTTACAAAAAAATGATTTAATACAAATTATGCGTGATTATATAGGACAAAAAGTTACAAGAATTATTACAACAGATAAATTAGATAAATTACATACTAAGATCGCATAGATTCATAAAGTCCTGAATTTAGAACTTCAGTTAATTCTAATGTAAATGAAAAATCTAATCCATTTAGATCAATATCTTGATCATATGGATCAGAAATACGAACAGGAATAGAATGAATATTTGTTGGTTGTTTTAAGAAAAATTCTTTAGTTAATGTATTTTGACCATTATCATAAACAATACCAAATTTAGGTTGATCAATAACAACTTTTGCAAATGAAAATAATTGTGTATGATCAGGAGTTTCTTGTTCTATAACTTTCCAATCAGGATCTAGTGTTAAGAAAATATAATTTGTATCAATTGTATTTATAATTGCTTCAGCATAATATATAAATTTATTTAAATATAAAGTTTGTCTGAATCCTAAATTATATCCTAATCCAAAATCAGCTACTGATATAGAACTATTTCTATCAGATTGTTTATTTATAGGATTTTGTGGATAATTAGATTGTAATTGTGAACTATTATCTGAAATTGTATTTGGTGGAATACGCCAAATAATATCAAATGGTATAGGAGTTGTTGATCCACTAATTAATTCTAATTTAATTTTTCCACTTCCTGAATCAACATAACTTGCTTGAAAATATCTAGTAGTATTAATTATGAATGAAGGATCTGGAACATTATTAGAAGTTCTAAACCAATCATTTAATGTTTCAGCAATTTTCCATAATATAGAAGGATAAGATGTAATAGTATTTCCAGTTTGTGTAGGATCATAATTTGAACTATCCCAATTTCCTGCTGGAATTTCTAAAGTATATACTTGATTTCCAGGTTGAGGAGTTAATGTTATTGGATCAATATAATTAGCAGAAGGATATTGAACTTGAAATTGAACATTTCCTCTTGCTTGTGAAAATGTATAGAATGAATTAGGTATTTCTATACTTGATAATCTTACAGAAATAACATTTTTAATAGGTTCTCTTAATTTAAATATAAAATCAGTTGAAGTTGAATTATTATATAAATTTATTTCATTTAACGCTATACTAGGAAATTTTGAAATACTACTTCCAAATCCATTACGATATCTTGAATCAATATTAATTAATCTTTTCTGTGTTTGTCTATTATATTGAACACTTGTAGTATGTTTATCTGATTCAGTATGTGGTTTAGTTAATGTAGAAAGATCATGTCTTGGAATAAATTTTTGAAATTCTTCTTGATTTTCTAATTCTACATGTTCTTTCTTTTCATGAGGTTCAACATCATCTTCATATTCTTGTGCTACTACAAGAGCAAGTTTACCAGTTTCTTCATAATGATCTGCTAAAACTTGATGATAAGTCAGATGTTCCATTACTAATATCTTCGTAAAATGTTAAAATGCCCGCACAAACAAATTCATATTCTTTATGGTTAGCAGCCCAACAAAATCCAGTATGTCCAAAGCCTGGTCCTATTGGACCTACAGGTTCTACAGGTCCTAGTGGCCCTGGCGGTTCTCCAGGACAGAATGGTAGAAATGGTGTTTCTGTAGGTCAAAATTATTTTTTTAATTTACCTAATAATATTATTACTAATACAGGACCAACAGGTGGAACGTTAAATACTTTTTCAAATAATGCTGGACAAAATACAGCTTATACAGGTTCGAATGATTTTGGTTATTTTATTCAACAAAGAGGTACTGGACCTACTGGTGTAAATATAGCAAGATTTATTAGTGAAGTAGGATTACAAAATCCTATTCCTTCAGGCGTATGGACTTTTTATAATAATATATATTCATTTACAGGTCCTGTAGGATCTCAACCATGGGCAAATCCTATAGGTAGTGGAACAAATAATAGTGTTTATGCAGTAGTTAATTATGTAGATGGACCAACAGGGGGGAAAATATTTCAAACTGGACCAAAAAATATTAATCTTTCAGAAGATTTAGTTATTTTAAATGGATATATTGAAAATCCTATAACATTAATTAATCCAGCAGGAGCATATTTTTATGTAGATTATATTTCAACTAATTCTGTATCAGGAAATGTGATTGAATTTTGGACACAAGGAAATTCAGTATCATATATTACAACAACATTTTCACCTCAAAAAGGAAGTGATGGATCTACTGGAGCTACTGGTTCACAAGGACCACCAGGACCACCAGGACCTGCAGGACAAAATATACCTTCAGGAACAATAACTATGTTTGCTGGTTCAAATCCACCTAGTGGATGGTTAATTTGTGATGGAAGTTCAGTATCATATACAACATATCCACAACTATATTTTATATTAGGATACACTTATGGTGCAGGATCAGGGTTGGGTCAATTTAATTTACCAAATCTTCAAGGAAGAGTTCCAGTTGGATTAAGTCCAAGTTATCCTTTAGCAAGTATTGGTGGAGCTGCAACACATACTTTAACAATTAATGAAATGCCTTCACATACACATACATATGCTGATTCTACTCCTGGTGGAGGAGGGTTAGCTGCTAGTAATGGAGGCAATGGTAATAGAAGTGCATTCGATCAAAATAGAACAACTGGTGCAATAGGTGGTGGTCAACCACACAATAATATGCAACCTTATATTGTATTAAATTATATAATTAAATATTAAGTTTAGAAAGGTCATCTAACCACATTTTTGAAGGAGTAGTAGATTCCAGAATCTTAATTTTTTCACGAAGATCAACTAAATCTTTTTCATGTTTTTGAGCGTTTTTCAAAGTTAATGAACGAATAGGTAAATCAAGTAAATAATCAAATGAATCATTAATTTTCATGAATTTTTCTTTTGAAAGAAGTTCTGAACATTCTTCAATAGTGCGACGACGAAGATCAGGCGTAGGTTCTTTTAAAGATTGTTGAGTAATAAATCGGACAATATTTTCATGATAAGGAAGTTTTTCTTTCAAAGATTTCAAGATATATTGAAGACGTTTAGAATATAAATCTAGACGAACATAAACAAATTCCGATAAAATTTCATTTGGAGATGAATATTTCTGAATGCAATTTTCTGAATTAAATAGATGCATATTTGATAAACGAATTTTATCTTGCAAAACTTTTTCAATTGCAGGAACACCACCATCACCTAATTTCAATTTAATAAGAATATCAGTATCCGTTGAAGTATCATTAAAATCTTTAATAGTTCCATCTGCTAAGAATTTTTCTAAAATTTCACGGAAATCTGAAATCCATGTTCCAATAGGAAGTTCAGTAATTTCTACTTGATCTTTCATAATTTTCCATGAACCTTCAACAAGATAATCTGATTTATCTAATTTAGAAATTTTACCACGAAAGCCACGAGTCCATGGAACAAGTTCTTCTTCTAAACCTTTCCCAGTTTCTAGCCATTTAATAATCATAGATTTTAGTTGAGAAGGATTAAATGATGGAATGAAAGTTGAATATCCAGTACCAATACCTCTTGAACCATTTACTAAAATCATAGGAAGAATAGGTGCATACCAATTAGGTTCAACTAGTAATCCATCATCATCACGATATTCCAAAACATCAAAATCATCACGAGGAACAAGATTATGAATTTGAGGTTGTAAATAAGTATGAATATAACGAGGTGAAGCAGAATCTTTACCACCTTCTAATCTAGTACCAAATTGTCCTTGAGGAACTAACCATGGAATATTATTTGAACCAACAAAATCTTGAGCCATACCAATAATAGCGTCATTTAGGGAAGCTTCACCATGATGATATCCAGAATGTTCAGAAACATATCCTGCAAGTTGAGCTACACGAATTTCATTGCGCAAATTTCTTTTAAAACATGAAAATAGAATTTTACGTTGTGATGTTTTTAATCCATCCATAATAGAAGGAATTGAACGCTCCAAATTATAATTTGAGAAATGAATCAAATCTTTATTAACGAAATCTTCATATGAAACTTTATCACCAGGACCAGCAAGAATAATTTCAGAACGAGAATAAGATTTTAACCATTCTTTTCTTTGATCTGCCATAGATTTATTAAAAGCTAGTTCTACAGCTTTATCACTTGAAGAACCTTGATAATCATAATTAATAATATTTAGAGATTTGAAATATTCACGAGCTTCATCACGAGTAGATGTACCTAACCCTTTATAATATTTAGTTTTCCATCCTTTAGATTCTTCAGTTTTACGCCATTCTTCATAATCATATTGAGTATAAAATACCTTTTCATGTTTGCCTTTATGTGCTTTTACAATAGGAGTTATCATATAAGTAATAAATCCAGGAATTTGAATAAGTTCATGCCATAATTCATGAAACATATTAATTAGTAAACCACGAATATGTGATCCATCATAATCTTGATCTGTCATAATCATAATTTTGCCGTATCGTAAAGATTTAACATCAGTATATTTCTTACCTGATTCCAAACCAATAATTTTTTTCAGGTTAGCGATTTCTTCTGTTTGTTCAACTTTCTTTTGAGAAATATCTTTTACGTTTAGAAGTTTACCTTTCAAAGGAAATACACCATGATATTTACGTTGTTCTTGTGAAAGACCGCTTATTGCCATAGCTTTAGCTGAATCACCTTCAGTAAGAATAAGAATACATTCATGAGAACGAGCAGTTCCAGCAAATACAGCGTCATCTAATTTAGGAATACCAGTAATTTTAACAGATTTCTTTCCATCAGTTTTCTTAAAATCTTTTGCATCTTTTTGTTCTTGCAATTCCATAACTTTTTCTACAATAGATAGTTTTGTAATAATTTTTTTCAAGAAATCATCAGATAATTTACATGAAACTTTAGAAGTAAGAACTTCTTTAGTTTGTGAATTAAATGAAGGATTTTCAACAAAACAATTAATGAATACACAAAGAGAATCTTTAATTAGAGCAGGTTTAACTTTAATTTTCTTTTTTGTTTCAAGGAAATTAACAATATGAGAAACAACTTGATTCGTAATTTCGTCCACATGTTTTCCACTTCTAGTCCAGATTCCATTAACAAAGGAGACGTTAAACAACTTGTCAAAAGGATTATCGGACAATGCTACATGCCACCCCATTTGAGGAGTGTCTGTAATAATAGTTGTGTCTTTAGGCAAATACCAGGAAGCGTAAGATGTGAAATCTCTAAACTTAATGGGTGTATCGCACCATGTGACGCGAACCTCTTTCCCAACTGTCATTGCAAGATCAAATACTCGCCTTTTGATGACGGCAAGTAAATCTGAAGGAATTTCATTAAATCCAAATTTTTCATAATCAGGTGTCCATTGAACTGATACCATAGATTTAGATTTTGAAGGTTTAATTTGAGGTTCATTAATTTTTGTCATATTATTTTCGAAAATTTGTGTATATTTTAATTGACGAGTTGAATCAATAATCGTAATTTGAAGTTTCTTTGAAAAGATATTTACAAGTTTAACACCATAACCATTTTTACCACCAACAAGTTTT